TTATTTGAGCAGCGCGGTCCATGTTGCCTTGCCCACGATGCCGTCAGCCGTCAGGCCGTTGGCCTGCTGGTACTCCTTGACGGCCTTCTCCGACTTGGCCCCGAAGATGCCGTCGATCGTGCCGCAGTTGTAGCCCAGCTCGTTCAGCCGCCACTGCAGGACGCGCACCTGCGTGCCCCTGCTGCCCTTCTTCACTGTCTGCATGTTGTATACCACCTTTCCCTTGCTGATTTCGCCCGCTGTGGCCGCTCCGGCCTCCGGTGCGGGTTTCTGTTCGACCTTCACTGCGGGCGCCTCCTGGGCCCCGTTTTCGCCGTCCAGGCGGGCCTGCACGCGGGCTCTGAACTTCTTCATGTCGTCGCCGAAGTGCTTCATCCAGTTTTGCGGGTCGCCGTGGTTGCTGGCGTAGCCCGCAGCGCAGGCCTCCTTGTGGCTGGTGATCTGGGCAGCACTCCAGCCGTACAGCCGGCACAGGTGCGCGCAGTACTCCTCGGCCACGCCGATGGCCTCCCAGTAGTACGCGCTGTCCGTGTTGCTGCCCTGGCAGATCTCAAACTGCAGATAGGCGTGCGGGTCGTAGTTGTAGCTGCCCTTCTTGCCGCCCCCGCAGCCCCAGCAGGCACGATCAGGGGGCAGGGTCTCCGCCACGATGACCTTCTTGGCCTTGTCGTAGCCGATAAAGGCGTGCACGCTCTTGGACGCCGTGCTCTTGTTCCAGTGGTTATTGTACAGGTTCTTCCCCAGGCGCTCCGGGGAGTCCACGTAGCGGCGCAGCTCGCGGTTGGCTGAGCCAGTGCTGTGGACCAGGATGCCCACCGGGGTGATGCTTCTCTTCTTTCCTTGATAGCTTCGGTGCTTCGTGAAATATGCTTGGATGATCTCCAGGCTCATGGCTCACGACCTCCTTCTCAGGGAATAAAAAAGGAGGGGCAGCTCTCGCCGCCCCTTGGTTCAGTTGAGTTTTTCCGTCTCGTTGGTGCTCTTCTTCTTCAGGATGTCGATGGCGTTGGTGACCACGGACGGGATGGGCAGGCCCATCAGACCAGCGTTCTCGACGATGCTCAGCAGCTCGTTTGCGATGAAGGCAATGCAGACCGCGTCCTTGATGTAGGTGACGCCCATCGCCAGGTCCAGCCGGTAGCCGATCAGCACAAAGAGCAGCACCGTGGCCTTGCGGATCAGGCCCTTGAGGCCCGCCCGGCTCTCCAGGGCGCCGGTCTCCGTCTTGGGCGAGTTGTGGAAAACGCCGGCGACCACCAGGCCCGTCACGTAGTCCGCGGTCATGAAGATCAGGAGCGTGGTCAGGGAGGCGGTCCAGCCGCCGAACATGGAAGCGATGAAGCTGCCGACGATGCCGGCAGCGGTACAGATAGCATTTTTCATTCGTTTCGTCTCCTTTACGCCAGATAGTGGGCCGTGATGCTGTTGGCATAGGTGCCGGAGCTGTTGCCGATCACGCCGCGCGCGCCGGTTGCGTTCTGGCCCTTGAGCTTGAGCACGTTGCCCTTGCTCACCCTGATGATGACGGGCTTGCAGGTGACCGTCTCGTTGCCGGTGCTCTGCATGCGATGGCTGGTGCTCTCGACGACGTTGGAGTTGACGCCGATGGACAGGATCACCTGGTCGCCGGCCGTGAAGCCGCTATTGCAGAACATGCGGGCGCTCACGGACACCAGGCCGTCAAAGTTGCAGACGATCTCATTGGTGCCCAGGGTGAAGCCCTCGCCGCCGGAGAAGCGCTCCTCGTCAATGTAGACGGTGAACTGAGTCGTCGCCGCGATCGTCTGCGTGCCCAGGTGGTGCGCCTGGATGCCGGAAGAGGCCCGGCGCAGGGCCATGTCAATATTGTTGAGCTGCTCCTGGGTGATGGTCTCGCCAGTCGCCCAAGTATGCGGTGTATACGCCATGTTGTCGTCCTCCTCTGTTATCAATAGGGCACCAGCTTGCCTGCCTCGGCCCGGTGGAGCCGGTAGGGCACCAGCTTGCCGCCCTCGGCCCTACACAGCCTGTAGGGCACCAGCTTGCCGCCCTCGGCCCGGTGGACGTAGCCAGCCCCGCCCTCGTATTCGATCAGCAGGTAGACGCTCTCGTAGTCCAGACGGCTTTCGTGCCGATAAAGCCATTTGTCATAGCCCCACGACCCGTCGTCCTCTCGCCATATGATGTCGGCGAAGGAGCTATTCGTTGCGTGCGTATGCGTGGGCGTTCCGCACAGGAAGCGGAACGGCACCTCGACGACCGTCGCGCCGTCCGCGATCTCCACGTCTACAGAAACTGTCTTGAGGACGTCCACGGCCACGCCGTTGATCCGGCATATCTCTGCACCGTACAGCGGCGAGTTGAGGGTTGCGAAGACTTTCGCGCTCTTGATTACTGCGCCCTCAGGGAGGTCAACGGCAAAGGCGACCGTCTTAGACTGGGGGGCCGGCGTTTCGTAGATGCCATGTTCTACGCTGATTACCTGCCTTGTGCCCCCGACGTTTTGCCAGATTTCTGTCGTGGAGCACTTGAACTCACACAGGAGGCCGAAGCTGGCAGCCGGGACTTTGATCTGCGCCATGGCTTACACCTCCGCCCGGATGAGATACCACTGGCCCTCGGTCAGGTTGGTCGGTTCCGTCTGGCAGACGATGGCGTTGGCCAGTACGTGCCCTTCGCCGGACAGGTCCTTGAGGGTGTAGAGCTTGTCCACGCCCTGGATGCTGGTGCCGGACAGCCGGACGCGGTAAAGGGGCATATAGCTCTCGGTCGCGCCGGCGCTGATGTCCTCCTGGGCATAGGCCGGATCAGCTGCGGCCTCGGTCGTAGAGGTGCCGGTCAGCACAGCCAGCTCGATGGTCTCGTAGCCGCCGATGTTGGTGTAATGGGCGGCGATGATGTCGTTGCGGTTGTAGCCTGCGGCGCCGTTGGCGATGGTCAGCGCGTCCGCAGAGCCCCTGGGGGTGCGGAAGTGCCGGCCGTACATGAGGCCCTCGCCGGACCCGATGTGCACCTGCGAGTTGTTCACGACCGTGCAGGCGAACTGGTCGCCAGCGGTCAGGACGTAGCAGCCGCTGCCAAAGATGGAGGCGTAGAGGCCGCCGTCGTCGTCAGCCGTGACGTGATTGGTGCCCGTGTAGCCTGTTACGATTTTCATGCGTTTTCACCCACCTTATACTCGATGGAGGTCTGACCCTCGGTGTCGATTTTGAAAATGATATTGGTGACCTTTTCGGCCACCTGGATGCCTGTGATGCTTTCCTTGCCGCCTACGATGTCGCCGATCTGGACGTCGTAGTCCTCGACGCTGGCCGAAAAGGTCTGGCTGCTTCTCAGCCCCTTGAGGTGCTCGAAGCCCTCGCTTTTCAGCTTCTCGCGCGTTTCCGCGTTGGTGTTTTCGTAGGTCTGCACGATCTCATCCAGGCCCGTGTAGGTCTGCTGCAGCTCGGTGATGGCGCCGGTCGCGGTGGTGTACAGATGCACCACTTCGCGCTTGACGCCTTCTCCCCGGCCCAGGCAGATCAGATGATTGACGCCGCCCCGGTTGTCCTCGACGACCAGATGCACCTTGTCGTCGGTCTCATACTGGACGGTGTCGGTCAGGTCTCGGATGGCCACGGCGCCGATGTGCACCTTGCCGTCGGTCCAGGTCAGGCGGATGCGGTGCCGCCGGCTGTCCAGGATCGCGGTCAGCGCGGCCAGCAGGGTCACGTATCGACCCACCTGCCAGTCGTCCAGGACCAGCTCGGCCGCGTCCGCCACGAAGAGGTCAGACAGGTCGCAGGCGTCAATGAGGGACTGCACAGCCTCCCGCCACGGCCCGGTCAGCACACGATGCTCCTTCCCGGCGGGCGGGCTGACGACTTTCGACGCCAGCACACCGCGCCAGGAGCGGCCGCCGTAGATCAGCTCGCGGCTGCTGGTGTCCACCTTGATCCGGTCCACCCGGCCGCCATACTCCGTGTCCTGGATGTACCAGTAGGAGCCAGCGGCCATGACGGCGTTGCTCGGGTCCGACTTGAGCTCGAAGTCCATGGAGTCGGCCAGGTCGATGTCCAGCTCAAAGCCACGCAGCACGCCCACGTCCTGCAGGTCCCTGTCGGTATAGATCAGGTCCATTTCGGCTCGCTCCTCTCCTTGTACAGCTCAACGCTGAAAGAGTAGTCGCCGTTCCAGGTCGTGTAGTGCGTCCCGGCCGGGATGGCCGCGAAGATGTCGTTGACCTTGTCGCGGTAACGGAAGAGGCTGACAGGCTCGCGGCCCCCGGTATACATCAGGATGGTGCGCTCGCGGCTGTTGACCACGACGTAGGCGCCGGCCGGGACTGAGTAGTTGAGCCGATGGACGACGCCGCCGATGGTGACGGCCGGATTGGCAGCAGGGCCGTGGATGACGATCTGCCAGGCGCACGGCGCCGCGCAGTCATTGACCAGATGGTCGGCCTGCTTGGAGTAGCTGTAGCCCGTCGGGTAGTCGTAAGGGTAGGCGCCGGCCGGTGTGGTCTTGTCTGTCACAATGATCGACCCGTCCGATCCGACCTTTGCATAGCCCACCAGGGCCGTGCCGACCTCCGCCTTCTCCAGCGTGGCGACGTCCTGGTCGCCGAAGTTGACGATCTCAGAGCAGTGCCAGCTGCCGGAGTCGACGGCCACGGTCAGCGTCACGGCCAGCATGCGCTTGCTGGCGAGGTAGTCAGCCTTTTCGGACTTGACCACGTAGCAGGGGATGTACCAGTCGCCGACATAGAGCCGGCCGGGCTCACCGGCCACGACGTCCACCTCGGTGACGTCGTGCAGCCGGTTTTTGATCGCCACGCCGCTGGCCTCGCTGTCGGCCCAGATACAGACCGGCAGGGCGCGCTCGTTGCGCTTCCGCTGCAGGCCGCGGATGCGGCCGTAGGTGGTGTTATATTCCCACTCCCAGTCGCGCAGATCGTTCTCGTTGACGTAGACGCCAGCCTCGCCGAAGATGATGGTCTCGCCGCGGCTATTTACGTACTTAATGGTCTCAAGCATGAGCACGCACCAGCCTTCCGAATTCGCGTTCGTTGAGCTTGAAGCGGACGCCGTCGGTCAGCGCGTCCACGATCGTGTCGTAGAGCTCCGCGCTGGCGTGCCGGATAGCGCCCAGGATCTCGCGCAGCACGGCCAGCATGGCCTCGTTGTTCTGCGCCACGGCCTGGTTGATCAGGCCGATCAGGTGGGCCTCGCCGGAGACGACCTCACGGCCGGCCTCGCCGCCGCCCATCAACTTGCCGTTCGACGCGCCGAAGATGGTGGCGCCGTCCAGCACAGCGGCCCGGTCCATGGCCTTGGCGTACCAGTCGATGCTCAGCTTGGGGATGGAGCCCTCCAGCAGGTCGCCGATCTTCCAGCCCTTCGGAGTGATGCCGAAGTGCGGCGTCGGGATGTCCGGCCACTTGATCTCGAAGTCGAAGAAGCCCTTGACCTTGTCGATGATACCCTTGATCAATTCCTTGGCGCTTTCCAGCTTCGTCCTGGCCGCGTTCTTGATGGCCTCCCACATGTTAGACCAGACGCCCTTGATGCCGTTCAGCGTGTTGCTGATGAAGGACTTGACGCCGCCCAGCGCGCTGCTGACGACGGACTTGATCGCGTTCCACGCCGTGCTGACGACGGACTTGATCGCGTTCCAGGCGCCAGACCAGTCGCCCTTCAGCACCGCGGTCACGGCCTTGATGATGCCGTGGATGACCCTCAGGCCTGCGCTGACGATGGTCTTGATGATACTCCAGACCGTACTGGCCACGATCTTGACGTTATTCCAGGTGGTAGTCCAGGCCACCTTGATGGCGTCCAGGACGGGGCTCAGCGCCGTCAGGAGCTCCCGCCCCTTGCCGATAATCATCTGGATAGCCGGCACGACGTGCGCCATCACAGCCGACCACAGCTCCTGCAGGGCCGGGAGGATGTGCACCTTGATGTAGTCCCACCAGGTCTGCAGTGCCGGCACCAGAGATCCGGTGACCCAGTTGGCCACGCTCTGGATGGCGCTCAGGATGTGGGTCTTGAGCCACGTGCCCAGCTCCTTGAGGGCAGGGACGACGTTGGTGTTGATCCACTCGCCCATCCGCTGGAGGGCCGGCAGCAGCTTCGTCTGGAAGAAGTTGCTCACGGCTTCGATGGCTGGCTGCAGTTTCTCCTTGAGGGATGCCCAGAGCTTGTCCACGAAGTTGCGGAAGGTCTCGCTCTTTTTGTAGGCGGCCACGAAGGCCGCGACCAGGGCCGCGATGGCCATGACGATCAGGCCGATCGGGTTGAGGTTCATCACAAAGTTGAGCGCCTTCTGCGCGCCCGTCAGAAGCACGGTTTTGACCTTGGCCAGGCTCAGCCCGCTGACAAACTTGGCAATGTTAGAGATCAGCACGCCGATCTTGAAGCCCGCAACGGCTGCAGCGAGTACGCCCAGGGCGATGCCTGCTTCCTCGATGTAGGGCCGCCACTCGTCGAAGTGGGCCTTGGCGTACTCGACGGCCTTGGACAGGTAGTCGATGCCCTTGCTCAGCAGGTTGACGGCAGGGGTGACGACGTGCTCGATCAGCGGCTGGCCGATCTGCGCCTGGAACTGACGCCACTTCTCGGCCAGGTTAGCCATGACGTTGGCGTATGCGCCGGACTCCTTCGCAGCCTGGCCGGTAGCGCCGGACTGCTTCATCATGTTCTCGGCGTACTCCAGGCGCGTGGCCTGCTTGGTCGCCTCGTCCAGGTCGGCCCAGGCCTTTGTCTCCTTGACGATGCCCTTCTCGACGGCATAGGCCGCCATCTGGGTGTCATTGGCGAAGAGACCAATGGCCTCGCCGCCCTCGTAGGAGCCATTGATGAAGCTGTTCAGATGGCTCATGGAGTCGTCCAGGCTCATGTCCCAGAAGGCGCCCGCGTCAGCGGCCAGGGTGAGACCTCGGGAGGCCATTGTCGTGGCGTCGTCGATGTCGTAGCCCAGGCCCTTGAACTTGGCCGTCATGCTGGTCATGTAGGGCGTCAGGCGCGTGTCGACCATGCCGGTGGCGTCAGCGATGGCGCCCATCTTGGCGCTGGCTTCGTCCGCATAGTCGCCCATGATCTGGCCGAAGGACGCCGTCTCGGCGCTGACTTCTGCGCCGGCGGCGATGCACTCCTTGCCGAAGTCGACGATCTTGTCAACGGTGAAAGCGGCAGCGAGGCCGGTGGCGACCTTTTTGAGGGCCTTGCCGATCCGGCTTTCCATCTTTTCGGCGCTGTCGCTTGCCTGGTTCATGCCCTTCTCTGCGTCAGAGCCGTCCCACGCGAGGCGGGCCTGCAGCAGTAGGGCCTCGATTGCTCCCATGCGTTCACCGCCTTTCGGTTGAATTTCTGATTTTTCTGAGGGTGTTGTTGGCTATTTCCAGATTTTTCGCCAGGGAGTCCTCCGTGCCGATCTTGATCTCGGCGGCCTTCGGCTTCGGATCTTCCTTGCCCAGCGCGGCCTTTTTCCATTCACCATACGGCCGGGTTCCGCCCTCGCGCCGATAGATATGCACCCAGATGCTCCACAGGCGCTCGTCCTGCATCTTCTCGACCTCCAGCTCGGTCTCCCGGTTGATGGCCTGGATGATGTCGCTCACGCCGTCAGCGAAGCTGCCAGCGCGCAGGAAGTTGTCCAGGAAGGCCCAGGGGTCTGCGTATCGCTGCGCGGCCCGGTCGAAGAAGTCAAAGGCGCTTACTGCAGAAATCTGGAGGCAGCCTTGAAAAAATCGGCGAAGCCCTCCTGGTGGATGATCTCGTACAGGGCCTCGGGCAGAGCTGCCGGAGGCATGGCCCGGAACTCCTTCTCACTCACCTGGCACATGTTGGCCAGCCACTTGTACAGCGGGCCCTCGCATGCGGGGATGTTGTTCAGCACCAGGCCGACGACCGGGATAAACTTGTCGATGACCATGGCCAGCATGGCGTTGTCGTCGTTGCTGATCTTCTTGCGCTCCTCTTCGGGCATTTCCTTGCCCAGCAGCTGCATGGCCAGCTTGGAGGCGTCCACGGCCGTCAGGATCTCCTTGATGTCCAGCTTGTTGAGAATAGCCACCATAGGCATGATGTCAGAGACAGATACAGGGCGGATGTTCAGATCCATTTGCATTCCTTCCTTTCACGTTGGGCGCTGGCCCGTCAGTTTGGCCCCAGGAGCGCCGCTACAGCGTTAGGCGGAGAAATACCCGGCCAAAGCTCGGCGCGCTCCTGGGGGCTGTTTTGTGGCTTAATCGGCGACCTCGTCGACGGTGGCGGGCTCCATGGCGCCGTCCTTCTCGATGTAGATGCGGTAGGGCAGCTTTTCCAGGTCGTCGCCCTCGGCCTCGTCACTGTAGCAGGCCACCTTCGCGGGGATCGTGACCTGCTCGTTGTTCTTGGCCTCGAACTCCAGGCCCTCGGTGGTGCGGGCATTCTTGAAGATGACCATGAGGGCGCGACTGTCCAGCATCTGGCCGATGTAGCCGAAGCCGGTGTAGTAGTCCTCGTCGTCGATCTTGGACTTGCTTTCGATCACGTCGAACTTGCCGTCCTCAGTCGCGGAGACCCTGCCGACCACGGCCTTGGCCAGGTAGGCAGGGCTGACTTCGGCCATGTTGGTCTCCATCTCGGCGGTCTCTCCGGACTTCTGCTCCATGCCGCGCACTGCCACCAGCATGCCGTCGATCTCCAGCGGGATGACGTTGGGCTTGATGGTGACCTTGCCGCCGCCGTTGGTGGCGCCGATCAGGCCGGCCTTGACCTGCTCCGCAGTGGGGACAGTGTCCCAGGGCAGGTTCTGTGCGTACACGCCCGCGCCGAAGATGATGTTCTTCTTGGTGTTGGACGTGATGCCGCTCTTTGCGTATGCCATGTTATTCACTCCATTCTTTGATGTTGATGGTGGTCTCCAGGCGCTTGAGCTCGGACTCCCCGGTGGGGATGTACTGGCTGCGCCCGTAGGTGACGACCACGCCAGAGCCGTCCAGGATGACCCTGTCGCCGCCGATCGGCGGGAAGAGGGCGCGGATCTTGGCCTTGTCCTGCTCCAGCGCCATGGCAGCTCCAGCGCCACGCGCCCAGCTGTGGATGGTGAGGGTCGTCCTCTGGCCGCCGTCCTCGGCTTCGACGTCGTCCTCGTTGTACACGCCCACATGGTAGGGGTACGCGGGGGAGCTTTTGCCGTAGTCGTAGCGGCCGAAGTGATAATTGAGGCCGGCGTCAGTCAGCCGGTCATTGATGTATGCAAGGGCCTGCGGTGTCATGGGCCGGGCCTCCTTTACTTCTTCTTGGCGGTCTTGAGCATGGCAGCCAGGGCCTTCTTGGCCTTCGGGATCACCTTGTCCCAGGCGTTATGCAGCATCATCTTGGGCTGCTTGCCGTTGGTCTTGTAGAAGGCCTGTCCGCCCTTGCCGTAGACGATGACCACCTCGCCGTTGTAGGTGGGCTTCTTGGACCCGGTCACGGATTCGACGGGCACGTACCAGGCGCCCTTGCGGCCGTCACCTTCTGCCGCGTACTCGCCGGTGCCGTACTCCTCCCAGATCGCGTTTTCCAGGTCGGAGCCCGTCACGGCCTCCATTGCGCTGGCGTCGACCTTGTGCGTCCAGGAGTTTTTCGTCTGGCCGGTGTCGCTGGTCGTGGCGCGCTTGGTCTGCGCTTCCAGCTCGCCGGAGGTCTCCTCCAGCCATTGCAGCGCGATCTTCTGCACGGAGGCCTTGACGTCTGGCAGGTGGTCGGTCAGCTTGATGGTGCTCTTGCCCATGTTACTGGCCCCCAGTGTGCTTGAGATAGATCTCCAGCTGGCGGTGCATGTCCATCGGGTCGTCGATCAGCTGCACGTCATAGCGCTGGCCGTCGATGGTAGCCCTGCAGGTCTTATGCCTGGCCGCTGCGATCGTTGCGTCGTAGTCCGCCAGATAGATGTGCGTGCTCTCAGCGATGGCTGCGCTGTACGTGGTGTACTGCGGGCCGTTGCCGCTGCCCATGAGATCCAGCCAGCCGACCAGATCGCCCACAGGGGACCAGGTCTGCACGTCCTCGCCGATCAGGTTCTTCTTGGTCGTGGCGTGCTCAAAAAGGGCCGTCTTGTTGCCTCCGATCATGGGTCAAAACCTCGCTCTCATGTAGGGCCTGAGGCCGCCCAGAAGGCTCACAGGGTAGCCCATGACCTGGTTGCTGGCGTCCTGCTCGACGTAGGTGACGGAGTAGCGGGACAGGGTCTCGGACTTGACGCCCACCTTGGCCCGGTTCTCGACCTCCCACTTGAGGAGGTTCCTGGCCACGGCCTTGACCGCTGCCGGGTACTCGACCTTGGTCACCAGGTTTCGCTCCGCCTCGTACAGGTCACGGTCCACCTCGATGTGGTCGTCGGTCACGGTCTCCACGATGTACAGGCCATCGTTGACGCCGGACTGGCTGATCTGGATGGTGTCGCCCACTCCGATGTAGGGAGTGACGCCCGCCAGGGAGCGGTCCGCAGAGGGCGCGCAGAAGCGTGCCATGCGGACCTGGAAGGGATTGTTGGTGTAGGCCCGGATGATGCCCTCGATGGCGTCCAGCTGCGTCTGGATGGCCTCGTCAGTCATACCAGGGCACAGGCCCCGGACCTCGTCCACAGTCAGGATCATGCGGGCGCCCTCCTTACTTCTTGGCGGCTTCGGGCTTGTTCTCGGTGACGATGTAGCCCTTGTGCGCCTTAAACCAGGCGGCCAGGCGAGGGTCGGTGATGACGGCCTCGCCGTGGGCAAACTGGGCATTGCCAGCGCCCAGGCCGCAGAAATCGGGGTTGTTTTCGACCTTAACGGTCCAGGTCTTAGTGTTAGCCATGACGATGTTCCTCCTTATCTTTTACGCTTACGCGCTGGCCAGCTGGATGTTACGCAGCACGCCAGCGTGCGCGGTGTTCTTCAGCACGGTAGCGGCGACCATTTCGACCTCGCCGTCCTTCACGGGGCCGGGCTTGGAGAAGTCGGGCAGGTACTGAGTGAGGCCGGAAGTGCCGGTCAGGGTGACGCCGTGGAAGCCGTCGTTGACGTTGAAGCGGACCGCGTAGATGTCGGTCTTGCCGCCCACGATAGGCACGCAAGGAGCCGCCACAGGCGCGCCCTCGCCAGGGCTGTAAACGTTCTTGAGATCCATGAAGCGGATGCCGTCCATGGTCGTGATCTTGCGGCCGAAGGCCTCCTCGGACTCGGTCTTATAGCCCAGGATGCGCGCCAGGGTCTGGATCTTGGAGATCATGGCCTGGTTCATCAGCAGGGCGTCAGCAGAGGTCGCCTTGATCAGGTTCTGCAGGGCCTCGTACAGCTGGTCGGCGTTCTCCTTCAGCTTGGCCATGGTGGAGATGTCGATGGTGCCGTCCGCGTTGTACTCGGAGGCAGTGCCGGCCAGCATCTTGTCCAGGCCATCGAACTCCAGCGGGTTGGTGGTGGCGTCGCCGTTGATCAGGGTGTAGTGGAACAGGCCGATGGCCGCCAGGATCTTCTGCTCCATCTGGAAGGCCATGTTGTTGTACTTGCCCTCCGCCTGCTTGAGCACACGGTCGATGGTGAACTTGCCACCGAAGATCTTGAGGTCCGCGGACTTCTTGACCTGGGTCGCCTCGCTCGCAGTGTACTCACCGTACAGCTGACGGAAGGCAGCGGTGGAAGGCTGCAGGGTCTGCAGGTAGGAATAGGTCAGGGTGCTGCCGCCCTCGGGGCTGATGCAGTTGTCGAAGGGGAGGACCTGCAGGATCTCGGACTCGCGGACGAAGATGTCCACGACCTGCTGGGCGACCTTGTCGGTCATGCCGACCTTCATGTCATTCAGAGTCATTGCCATAGTGTTTTCATCCTTTCGTTAAATGTTTGCGGGTTCATACTGCTGCCGCAGCGCCTCGGCCAGGCTGGTCGGGGCAGGCTTGCGGTCGTCGCCGCCGGGAAGCGGCTGAGGGTCCACCTTGGGGGCGGGCTTGGCAGCGTTGAACTGCGTCGGGTGCTTGGTCTTGAGCCCCGCCACGATGTCGTCGCCGCCCTTGATCTGGCCGGCCTCGTCCATGGCGTTCTCGGGGTGCTCCTTCCATTCGGGGTGCGCCTCCATCGCCTTGTAGACCAGGTAGTCGACGTCCTGGGCGTCCTCGCCCATCAGCTTGACGCGCAGGGCGTACTCAAGGGCCTGCTGGTTCATCTTGACCTGCATGGCCGCCAGCTGGCTCTGGTAGTCCGTGACGGACTGCTGCAGGGCAGCGTTGCCCTTGTTGTCCTTCTGCAGCTGCTCGATCAGCTTGGTGCTCTCGGTCTCGCGCGCCAGGGCGGCGTCAAGATCCTGCTTCACCTTGCCATAGCGGACGTCCAGGTTTTCCTCGCCGGCGATGTACACCTTGCCGTCCTTCATGGCCTTGCTGATGGCAGTGATCTGGTCCTCGCTCAGGCCCTGCGCCTGGAGGATGTCGGTCAGTCTCTTCATACGTTCCATTCCTTTCTTACGCTTTTTACGAGGTCGCGATCTCGCTCTGGAATAGCGTTTTTACGCCCGCCGCGGCGATGATGACGCCCAGCCGCTCCTCATGCGGAGCAGACAGGCATAGAAAAAGGGCGCCAGGATGTGGCGTCCTGGAGCCCTGCATGGGTTAGTTTTCGACCTTGGCGGTCAGCTCGTCCACCCGTGCGCTGAGCTGCTGCACGGCGGAGATGAGCGGGAAAATGAGGTCAGCGGGCCGGATGCTGAGCATGCCGTCCTCGTCCGCCTGCACGAAGAGCTTGGCCAGCTGAGGATCAGCGCCCTGGATGTCCTGGGCGATCAGGCCGATCCTGAGATCCGCGTCCTGCGGGTCATCCTTGTAGTTGTACAGGACGACGCGCAGACCGCGCACAAGGCCGGTCAGGCGGTCCGTCCCGTCGTCGTTGACGTAGGCGATGTCCCGCTTCAGGCGGGCGTCAGAGGCCACGCTGACGGCCGTATTGGAGTAGATGCCCTTCCAGCGGTAAGTCGTGCTGCCCAGGGTGTGGGTGTTGCTGGCCTTGGGCTGGACGTTCGGGGCCATCACGTTCTTGCCGTTGAGGGTCATGTTAGCGTCGGCGCCGCAGCCGACGGCGGTGCCGCCGGTGGCGTTGTTCGTGCCGATCGTCTGGGTCTTGGTGCTGGCGTTGTAGTAGAAGGCCTGCTGCCCCTGGACGCGCAGCACGCCGGCGACGTTGGTGTCGCCGCTGATCGTGCCGCCCGTCTTGGGGAAGTAGTTGGCCAGCAGCGCCACGATCTTGGCCTTGAAGCGCTGCAGACCGGTGAGATCAATCAGGCGAGCCATGGGTCAGCCCTCCCTCCTGATTACTCAAAGAGCGCGTCGATGTCGTCGTCCGTGGCGACCTCGATCTGGATGCTGCCGCCCAGGGCGTCCCAGGCAGTGCCGGTCCAGGCGTAATTCTGGCCGTTGTCGCCCTCGACGTTGTAGACGTCGCCGACCGTGTTGCCGGTAGCGGGCAGGGCGTCCACGCTGGCCACGCTGCCCTTGTAGCGGTAGACGGTGGTCAGGTCAGCCTTGAGCGCGTAGTCGCTGTGGGTGTGGCCCGTGGCGGCGTAGTTGCCGTGGGAGTGATCCGCGGCCGCGTACTCGCTGTGGGTGTGGGAGGCCGCGGCCTTGCCGGCCAGGGCCTCAGTCAGGCCGGAGATCTCCGTCTGAGCGTGGGAATGGGTGGCCGCAGCCTTACCCGCCAGAGCCTCGACCAGGCCGGTCACATCCGCCTGAGCATGGCCGTGGGCGGAGGCAGCATAGTCGTGAGTGTGGCCCGTGTCGGCCTTGCCGGTCAGGGCGTTGTCGATGTAGGCCTTGATGTTGTTCCAGAAGCGGGTCAGCGCGCCCAGCTTGATAAACTTGCTCATGTTCATGTCCTCCATTATGCGAAGATCGCGTCGATGTCGGCGTCGGTCGCCACGTTTTCGATTTTCTCGTTGAGGATGCGGCCCTGATTCGCGGACAGGGCTGCATACTTGTCGGTGCTCGTGAGGCCGTCGATGACGTTGATGTCCATGGGGTATACCTCCATTCGGTCAGGTAGGGGAAGCCATCAAAAGTGCTGCAAGGGTATCAGCCCCTTTCCATCAGGCCAGCGATCAGCCGCCGGCCACCAGGTCGTTGAGGTAGACGTCGGTCCGGGTGTACTCGGTGTCCGTGATCTTGAGGTGCTGCACGCAGTTGTTGAGCGGGTAGAACACCTGCATGTGCGTCTCAGCCGTCCGCTTGAGCACGTTCACCAGCAGGCCGGACGCAAAGGTCATGGCGGAGTCGGAGCCCGCGAAGGGCTTGAAGCGACCGTACAGCACGTAGGTGCCGCTTTCCAGGTCACGCAGGACGACCAGGTTGTCGTTGTCCAGGCTTTCGATCTTCGGGATCGCGCCGGCGCCGCCAGTCTGGCCCCCTGCGGCTTCGCTGGTCTGGCTGCCGTACTGCTCGCCGGTCTCGTCGCCGCCGCGGCAGTGCATCACGCCCAGCAGCAGGTCTTTGATGAAGCTCATGTGTTGTCCTCCTTGTAAATGGCCGATTAAGCGATCTCTTGGTTGATGGTGATGATCATACCTGCGCCAGGATCGCTGGCGGAGGCTTTGTAACCGCTAACTCTGATGTATGCCACGCCAGACTCCGCTGGCGGTACAATCCAGCGCCATACACCTGTTGATTCTTCCACAATACTTGCCCAGCGATAGGCGCTGTATGCGGTCTGCGTAAAGATACCGTAGTTAGACCCTTGTGCCGTGATTTGCCCAAGGTTCGCGAAGTCCGAACCTGATACATTGATCGCGTTCTGGGAGCCGCTGGTCATCAAATCCCATCCACTAAAGCGAATTGCGTCTCCGGGGTCGACTTTGATGAAGCCAGTACAGGCGGT